GATAACGACTGTAAACTACGGTGGGGCCCGTGAGTGGTGTTCTGTCTCGTGGATACCTGATGAAGATATCTCGCAAGGCATTCCCACCCTGAATGAGTTACGTATGAAGGCGTTTTACGCCGTCATAGGCTCTCATGCCAGTGCGCACCTCGTGTGGAATCTGCTTCCTTGGACTTGGCTTATCGACTGGTTCGCTCATGTAGGATCTTTTCTACAAGCGAAACAGAATTCGGTCGGCTTCCATCCTGGAGCAGCTTATGTTATGAGGCACTTTGTACGCGGTACGGATCATTACCTTACCACAGTACCCACTTTCAAGGGCACTGTAGAGGTACCTGTTTTCAAACAGGAATCTAAGAACCGCTTTCCATATGATGCTTCACAACTTTCAGCCAGTATGCCCATCCTCACGGGTGAGCAAATTGGAGTCCTGGCGTCTCTTGCAATCCTTAAGCTGCTGTGAGAGATCGATTACCTCGAAAGGCAATATCATGCTCACAGACCCACAAGTATTGACGGTTAATGCCGTTGCAAAATCTATGCCTCGGCTTAACCAGGACGGTATCGTCAACGGTGCGATGTATCGCTACAAAGTCACCGCGGATGAATATACGACTACTATCAAACATACTGACGGTAAAATCTCCGGCGGTGTGTTTGGTGAGTCGCATACGGTTCGCGTCGGCTATAAGCTGAACGCGACTGCTACTGTTCCTGAGTCCGTCGCCTACGTCACTTTTAAGATTGAGAATGGTGACGGTATGGACCTTGTTCAGGCCCGTAACGTCGCCCTCGCTCTTTGTGCGTGGGCCACTTCGGCGATTATCGATCGTCTCCTCGTCGGCGAAAGCTGATTAGGCCTCCCTAACAGGGAAGATCGGGTCGCGGTTCTTGTGGTCTGGATCAAGTGAGCAGGTAGGAAAGGATGTTATGCCTTCTCCACCTATTCAGCATGAGTTGCTAAAGGGAGCTTACGAGGCGCTTTATCGCGACCTCGAACAGCTGATTCCTCAAGCAAATGGCAAGAGTGTTAACTGGGATCAAACTCAGCTAATGCGCCTTGCTTTGAACAGAGGTTCTAGGTTCTTCACCATAGACCTCCCGGAGTTTGGCAAGCATTTCGATGCGTGCCTATCTCGTGGCTCACTTATTCCATCGATTATTCCTGGGTTTTCAAGGCTCAGGACTCGTCGGGGAAGGGACGCAAGACCCAGACTATTCTGGGCGTTCACGTCTCGAGTGTTCAAGTTTGATGGTACCGTAAGAGCTCTGCCTTGTACAGACTCCATCCTTGCGATACGACAACTCTGTCGTTTATTCGCAAAGTTTAAAGGAGAATGTGATGACTTCTTCAAATTTGAAGCCATCAAGGAGTTCTATGGAGTTGAGAGAGATCTCGATTACCCCGATCTTGATTGGGATGATCCTGATTCTCCTTACCTCTTGTCGCGCGATAACACCCTCGCAATCCCTCTCCTCCTCGGAGAAGAGTCAGATTACGAAGTGCTATCCCGTTACGGAGGATGGGTCGGAGTTGGGGACCAAATGCAGCGAGTCTTTGACTACGCTACATCGAACCTTCAACCCTTTGACCCGTACGCCATCGAGTGCCGTCACGGACCAGGTGCAGTATCAGACGGATCCACTGGTAGGAGTAAATATTCCTTTCCAGTTTGGTCGGATAAGTTAGAATCAGTCTTTCCCTACGATTGGCACGCGTCCACTTGCTTTACGCAAGATGGGCTCGTACCGAACAGCGGGGAGACCTTTTCTAAACTTATCTGTGTTCCAAAGACAATGAAAGGGCCACGGCTTATCGCCGCTGAACCGATCAGCCATCAATGGATACAACAGGGCTTATCATCCTGGTTAGTTGATTCTTTTTCGCGTTCCTTCGTACGGAATACGATTAAGATTCATGACCAAACCCACAATCAAAAGATGGCACGACTTGCCTCTTTTGGTGACTGGGCTACGGTTGATCTTAGCTCTGCATCGGATCGTCTGTCATGTCGTCTTGTCGAGAGTGTCTTCCGGCGCAAGCCTGATTTCCTTTCTGCAATGATTGCATGTAGGACATCGTTGCTGCGACAGTCGCCACAAGCGACTGATCGAAGGTTTCCTCAGCAGATAAAGCTGAAGAAATTTGCTTCGATGGGCTCTGCGCTCACGTTCCCTGTTCAAAGTTACGTATTCTCACTTCTGGCTATATCCTCTGTTTTGATCTCAGAGGGTCTTACCATCGGTGATAGCACGATGACGGAGATATCGGAACGCGTCGCGGTCTACGGGGATGACATAATAGTCCCCGTAAAAAGCCTTGAGGTACTAGGCGCCTTACTCAGGTGCTTAGGTCTCAAAGTCAACCAGCGCAAAACTTATGGAACTGGGAAGTTCCGTGAAAGTTGCGGCGCCGATTGGTACAATGGGGTGGACGTAACACCTTATTACATCCGATCTGACTTTGACCCTCTTGCCCCAAGTACCGTGAGCACTATAATCCAAAGCTCGAACAATTTCCACGAAGGTGGATTTTGGCGAGTTGCGGATTACTTGCTCTCGAGGTTGCCACGCAAAGTGCTGTCCCGTGTTGCCATCGCTGGCATTCACGATAATGACGAGCTTTCTGAGCATGGTACTTTGGCCATCTCTGGCTTGCGTAGTTACTGTGGAGACTATATTGGACACCTCAAGAGGCGTTACAATAAAGAGCTCCACCGTGACGAGGTCAAGATCGCAGTTCTCACTGCGAGAAGGACAAGTCGCGAGCCTGATGGGGTAGACCGATTACGTCAATATTTATATGAGTGCCCTCCTCCCTATATCAAATGGGAGCCGAGCACCATCGGTCGACCGGTCCCAGCATACCGAGAAAGGTGGCACCCGCTGTACGAAGGCGGGGATACATCTTTCCTACCG